GCCAAGCTTTCACAGCGTGCGATTAGTGGTTCACACGATGTATAGGAGTTATCCTCCTTAGCATCAACATCTTCTTGGTAGACATAGTAAGCCATAAGCTTATTCCACGTATGAAAATGCGTTTCTCGCAATTTTTTTGTTAAGGGAAAATGCTCTTCAAAAACCCGGAGGAGATAATCTCTCCACCTATTGTACCGCTCTTCATCAAGGAGAAAGAAACTCTCCCTTAATGCAGAGTCAACAGTAGCCATAGTCTGTTCGGCGGCTGAAACACTGCTGGAAGGTATATGCCATTCCAACATCTTGTAAATAGTATTATAATCAATAGCCGCAACAGGAATACCACTCTCGTGTATTCGATGACTACGTTTCAAAAATGATGCAGTGGCCAAGTCCACAAATGTGCGCAACTCCTTAGTTTTCGCCGCATTCGTGAACTCCATACCTAGAACATCTGTTACAAACTTCTCGTATGTAACATTGTTAAACCTATCGGCAACAGCTTCTTTGACTGCTGCCAATATATCATCTCCATAATCCCGCATCAATACGTACAAAAAGAATGGCATGTTATCTGCCAAACTTTCATCACTATACCAAAAATACAACACTAAGAAAACCCCCCGAATGGAATTGTTTTCTGCAGTGCCATACTTGCCTGACATTTGCGCACCACGCACTGCAAAGAGATCATTGCACACGCACAGAAACGGATACAACTCTTCAGCTAACAAAGCCTCAACGAACATTAAGGCTACATCATTGTACCCAAACGCTTTCAAAACGTCTCTTATAAAGGTATTGGCTGCAACGCCAATTTCAACTGGCATTGACGTATCATATCCACCATAATCACCTTCAACAAAAAACTTTGAAAATGCATTTAATTGCTCCAACAAAGGACCACCCTCTACATGCATATTAATACCAATTGCAGTGCAAAAGATGTCCCCGTGTTGAGTCATAAGTGTGTACAAAGGACTAAGGAACATCCGCGACAAAACCAAGGCCACAAGTGGAGAGATATAGAAAACTCTAGTCTTCGCACTCTCACATTTAGGTATAGTCCTTGGTTCATCTTTTAATGAAGTAGAATACACAAAATGTGCATACTCCCCCCTCCTGAAAGAAACAATGACAGATTCAACCATCGCATCAAGCTCTGGCGTCATCTCTCTTATAAATGTTTCACAATCTTTCAGGGGCAAATGTTTTTCCTTGGTACCTTGCAGTCCGAAACCTGCAGACGTACTGGTGTTAATTCTTCTGAAATATTCATCAGTCAAAACACCATTTATGGCCGCAGACGCAGAGACAGGAGAAAGCGTGGTAACACCACGTTTCTTCAAATTTTCCACGACATGATTCGTGAAATATTCAATGCAACGCCTCAGGATCACCCTGTTCAATGCTTTTTTAGGAGCATTCAACTTCCGTAATCCATT